GCAGCCACGAAGTATGTTTTGCCGTTCTTTCTTCCAATTTCGATGAAGGCTTCTTTATATCTTCGGAGGTTGGTACCCTTGTAGTAAAAACCGAGGATGTTGGCCGTGATGAAGATTTCCCACGGAGACAACATCAACGGCTTTCCCTGCAGCGGATTTCCTTCAAGGTCTTCGCCTTTTTTATGAACGAAAAAACCTTGAATAAAGTTGATGCAGAAATCCACATCAAAACTTCGATATTCAAGGTCTTCACGTTTTAGGTCTTCTTTGAATCGCTTGCAGGCATTCGTCACTTCGGTGCTTGCAACCTGCTTCCCAGAGATTACATCATCCGCATACTTGATGGCTGCGTCTTTGTATTTCTTTGCCATCAAGTAATCCTTTCTAACAGTTTTTCAAAAGACCCGACCCCTTTGTCTTTAATCGCATCCGCATTCAGCTTCTTTAATCCGCTTGGAGTAAGACCCAAGTCTCGCCAATAAGAGAGAGCCTGTGTGTTGAGTTCCATTTCCATGACAAGGGCAGGATTCTTAACGGTGTTTTTCTCTTTGGCTTTATTGGTGTGAATAATGGTTGGAAGAGATCCGCTCTCCACATATTGCTCATGTGTTTTGTCTCGGTTCTCCATGATTTGAGCAAGGGTATCAATGACATCAAGATAAAAGTCTTCATAAGTACCGGCATCTTGGCAGCACTTAATTATTCGTTTTTTCCATTCTGCTTTTTCCATTGATTCTCCTTTCTATCAAATCTCCAAATAAAAGGCGATGACATAGTCATTCACTCCGATGAAATCCGTCTGGCCGTCGGTAAAAATTATTCGCGAGGAGGGTAGTTCGCTATGCGTGTTCTGTTTTTGTCAACGATTCTCGGAAATGAGCTGCCGTTCTGAATTCTTGGGGAAGTTCATGGCAGATAAAAACAGAATAGCAGCCGCCTTTTATTCAGAGATTTATAAATAAAATTTGTTTGCATTCTTCAATTTCTTTGCAAAAGCAAAGATTTGTTTTAGATTCGGCAAGATTTCGGCGAAAATTTCCCTTTTTTCCAAAAAATTGGCCGTGTGTATAAATACCTAAACTCCCCCATCTGGGCCAAAATGTTTTTAAAGAGCTGAATCGGGGGGGATATAGGAATCTCTCTTCGGATTCTTTTTCTTCCGCGTCTCATAATATTTCTCTGGAATCGGAATACCATTCTCCTTTGCGGTTCTCTTCAGCAGCTCGACTCCCTTTTCGGTGAGTTCATCGGTTGCTCTGTCATGGAGAAGGTTGTGCGTTGCTTTGGTTATTGAGATAAGATTCCACGGCTCATATTGGTATTCTGGGAATTCATCTTTCGGGAAGATGTGGTGAACCATTTCCGCGTTCTTGATCTTGCCGTAGCGGATTAATATTTGGTCTGTGTATCGGTCGCGCCGTAGGACCTGCTCTCTTAACCGTCTCCAGCGTGGCTCTGTATAGGTTTTAATTTCATTCATTGATTTCTTTCACCGGCAATTTCTTAATAATCTCAATGCAATACTTAAAGGCTCCGTATTCAATAGCTGCTTGCGTTGAACAGTTCTTCCTTCTTTCTCTGGCATTGAGGAACTCCGTTAATACTTCAATGGCTTTTTCCTTCTCGATGTATTCCATGTTATTTCTCCAAAAAGAAAAGCACGGAGGAAAGTGGTAGAAAATCCGTGCCTTGCCTTTAATGGCTATTAACATTTTAAATCTAAAACATAGAATAATTTTATGCACTTAACGAAAGACCTTCGCAAGGATCCTGTCGACCTTCTGATACAGATAATTGATGCCGTAGTTCTTCGCCTTCGCGCATTGCTTGAAGGTTTTATAATTGATGAAAGCATCTCGCAGGAATTCGGAGTCTTCCTCTTCCATGAAGTTGAGCATCCTGTCAACGAGCGCATTCTTTGCTTCGAATTCTTCCTTCTTCTTCTTCATCTCCGCTTCATTGTCTAACAGCTCATACCATCTGTATGATTTGGCACCGCTGTTGTAGGAATTGTCGGACGGAATCTTGTCGGGATTCACTCCGCTCACTCCAGAGAGTTCGTATGCGATTTGGTCAAGTAGATCCGTGTAATATTGAATCTTTAATTCGTTGTATTTGTAATCTTTGAGCATCCGTTTAAAATGCTCCATCTCATCTCTCGGTGTCAATGTCATCTTCTTCCCCTTTCTCTTCGTAATGGTATTTCTCTGCAAGTTCGTCGAACTTCTCTTCACCTAATTCTCTACAAAGAAAATTGCTCCAACTTATATCCTCATTTATTAGCAGGTCTACCAACTTTGCGAGGACTTCTTTTGGCACTTTTTGGTAGTTCAACTTTGGCCATTTCCTTTTCATTCGCTTTCTCCTTTAAGAAATTAACTTCATCAATTAATTGGTTCACCGCATCATATAGCGCTTTAATTTCTGCGTTGATGTTGCGGACGCGTGCATCCTGGTTATATTTGATTTTCTCCATCGTCTTCTTTCCTCTCTGCCAGTGCCTTGAGATATCCGAAAGCTGATTTCTCATCCATTTCGTTTTTGTAATAGCAGTCATAACAGTTTTTTATCCATCCGATAGCATTTATCACTAAATCGCCTTTAAGTTGATATAGAATTTCAAACTCTTTCGGATGTGTGCATCCACCATATTTGTTCTCAACGTAATATGCATCATATTCATTCATAAGCGTGTTCAACGCTTCAATGTATTTATTCATTCTTCTTTCCTCTCTGCCCATGAGCAGTAGTCATCTGCTTTTGCTCTGTGCATTGTTTCGTCAATTTCACGCTTACGTGAGCAAACATGGTCAGAAGCAACTCCGTCAACAATTCGGCAGTATTCTTCCCAATATATGCAATCCTTGCAACGGATCAATTCTGTTATAGGCTCTCCATAAAACGATGTATATTCTTCAACCGCTATTTTGTAATCGCTGGGTGCGTGTACAATGTATTCTTTCATTGTTTTTCCCTCTCCGCTCTGCTGCAAAAATCGTATGGCTCGCGGACACGCATGACTCCGTCAACATTGCACTCTCCTGTGATTCTGTCGTAATGTTTACAACACTTGCAGAAGATGACTTTTTTATAAGTATCTGGGAGAACAGCCGATTTCACTATTTCGTATGTATCCCAATCAAAACTATCGGAATCAAACGAAAGCGAAATGTTGCCGTTGGCAAGACAGCGGATGTCGAGGTTTTGGAGGTCGCCTTCTTTCGACCTTATCCCTTCTTTCACCTTCACCCAAAGACCGCCGTCTTCAACTTTTAAAATGTACTCATACCTTTTCATTCTTTATTTCCTCCACTTTATCAACCTCTCTCCAAACCTGATACAATGCGTACGACATCGGCTTATAGATCCGCTCGTCATCTAAAGCGTTTGCGTACTCGTCAACGAGCATCTGCAAAACCTTATCCATGGAGATTTTTCCCTGCTCTAATTCGCGTTTTTTAGCCATTCAGACGCTCCTTTAGGTAATGGTATAACATTGTGCATTTATCCAAGTTTTCGCACGTGAGGACCGTCTTTTTGCCTGCAAAACGGGCATTATCGTCAAAGACCCATCTGTATCGGATGCAGAGGTCGTCTTTCTTGCAACCGGCACAGAATTCTTCAAAATTCTCTTCGATGGTTCTATTCAGTTTTGAGCTTTCCATATACATCCTCCAATTCTTCAATGGTGTTGTAGCGTTCCGCATTTCTTAACGACTCGCTTTCTGGGCGAATGATCCAGCCAAGCGATTGCATCCACTCCATGAGCTTCGCGCTGGTCAATTCCCTGATTTCGTTGTTCTTCATGAAGAGGTACTTCATATGCAGGAAAGAGAGTTCTTTCTTTTCATATTGGTTGAAATGCTTGATGTTATTGTTCGCTGCGGTTGTTCCGCGTTTGAGCCGGATTCCGTTCCAGCTCTCATAAAACGTTTTATCTTCCTCCATTGCTCTTATCGTCCTTCAAGGCATAAACTGTGTACTGGCCTTTGTTGTATTTGTGGAAGCCGAGTCGTTTGTTGGCTTCCTCTGGTGTCAGAGATTCGACCTCGATTCCGCTTGCTCTCATCTTGAAAATGGCATCCGAGAGCCGTGTGTGTGGAATTGGGAAGCCGTCATCGTCAACGAGTTTGTAGGCTTCAAGCTGCGAGATGGTGCCGCCGCTGTATAAGATGTCTTTAATGTAGTCAATTTTATTTTTTCTCATTCTTCTCTCCTTTGGTAGGAAGCGGATGTTACTCCGCTCCCTGAACTTCACCAGCAAATTGCGAGTAGGCTGGCTGCACAATGATTACTTCGGGATAAAGCATAACCGATGTGAAAATAAAGTTTTTTGGCATTAATGTTATTTGCTTTTTCGAAGTAATGTATCTTCCGCCTTGCCGATTTTCAGCGCTACCTTCTTTGGCCTGCTTACTCTTTCGACTCGGCGAATGATTCAATTAGTCGCCGAGAATATCTTCAACGGATCTATCGGCTTGCTTTGGTTCATAGTCTGGATAGAGTCGCTTTAATTGTCTGTGCCACTCTTCCAGAGCCTTCTGCCTTTCGGCTTCCTGCTCTGCTTCTGATTTTCTGTTGAAGCAACAGTCTTGAATTATGTTTTTTAATAGTCGCGCCATGTCTCCTTCCGTTGCTATTGGCGGAATGTAGTTTTCCGGCATGACTTTCATGACTTCCTCCATGGAGAACGGCTCCAACGCTTCGGCCCATTCGTTTATATACTCCTGGGCTCTCCGCTTGGTTAAATTGCCGAAATCCACGTTCCTTTCCGTTCGCAGCAGGTGAAGGACTTCTTTTGCGTCTTCTTTTGTCAAAATGGCAGGTCCTCCTTTCGATCATATCTGTTGCGTTTGTTAAGGTTCCAAGTAACAAGTGCAGCCTTCCAGCTCTTCATCTTGTTCTTACCTACAAACCAACCTTTACTTTCGTAGAAGTTGACGAAGGCTTCTGCATCCACGTCATAACCCTTTTCAAGAATATAGGAATTGACTTCTTCAACAGATGGCGGTGTGAACCGCTTTTCTTTCTGTATATTTATATCTTTCTCTATCTCTTTATCTTTCTCTATACTCTTACTCTTACTTGGACAAGTTGGACTTGAGTTGGACAAGAGTTGGACATTGTCCAATACTTCTTCTTGTTGCTGTTGCTCTATTGCCCGATACTCTCTCTTCTTCTGTGCCCAATATGTTTCCGAGCCAAGCATCTTTTCGACCTCATGCATGAAGTAAGTGCCATCGTCCAGAATCTCCATCATACCGAGCTGGGAAAAGATGTTGATAGCATTCCTCACGATGTCCACGTTGGTGTTCGTGATGGTCGCTAACATATCTTCGTTGTATGGGATCTGTTCGGAGAACCGAAGGCTTCCGTCATGGTCTACGCTTTCGCATAAGAGCTTTAAATAGAACAGGATATAATCCTTGCCGTTCGGCATCGACTCAATGATGCGGATGTCATGCCGTTTGAAGAAGTCACGTTTTAACTTCAACCAATAATATCTTTTGTCTGCCATGTTATTTATCGAAGAAGCCTTTGCTGATGTGATAGGCTTCCTCAACCTCACCCCTCTTTCGTTCTGCTTTTTCGACCTCCTCGTCTTCCAGATAGTTTCGGCCGAACACGGCCATGAACTGTTGGAATCCGTATTGAGTTATGAAGGCTTCCTCATAAGCCTTTTTTAGTTTTAAATCGTTCCGCCGGTTATTATGTACGGCTTCGGGCCCAATAGTGTGATGCTCTGGGCAGAGTCCGCAGCAGCATCCGTATTGTATGGATTTCTCTCTGTTTGCCGTTCCGAAGAAAACTTCGTGAATGTGGATCGTTGTCTGTGCTTTGGTTTTTCCGCATATAGCGCAGCGGTTGAGAGAATAGAGGATAGAAAACCTCTTATTCATCTTTCTCAACCTTCTTCAACGTTATCCGCACGTATGCATCCCTAGGCACCTTCATTGCGTACTTATCAAAGATTCCGTCGTCTTTCATCGCAAGCGTGTTCACTGTCGTTGTTTCCGCTTCGTCTACATATGTGATTTTTAAGCCTTCCGTTTCGAAGCCTTTGACTCCGTTTTCTTCCATTGCTGCGAGAAGTTCGGATTTCAATTTTTTGTTCAGGTCTCCGACTTCCTTTTCTATCTGTTTGAATAGCCGGATTTTTTCGGAAATCTCCTGCGGAACGATGATGGCATCTCCAACCTTTTTAATTAGTTCGTATTTCATGGTTACCTCTTGTTCATGGTTGCAAGTGAAGTCGCAACATCAATTGGCAGGTCGTAAATCTTCTGCACGTTGTTATCAATACAGATTTGCTTCAGTTCTTCGTTGGAATAGCGAATTTTCAAAGTATCAACGATGGACTGTGGAATATATGATTCGCTCCGTTTTGCGCTTCTCGGTTCAACGGCATCATTCATGCTGATGTCTAAAGCATTGATGTAGCAATATCTTCGGAGGAATGTTGTCTTTGCTCCGAGGTTCTGAATTGCGGACCCTGTCGTTGTTGCGTCGACCGTCGGCATTGTGAAGGTTAGCGACTCGTTGCTATAACAGTCCATAATTTCCAGAACGGCTTCTTCGTCTGGGATGTTGTTCACATATTTTTTCTCAATTCGGAACAGAGTAACGATTCCGTATTCCGACAGAACATTCAGAGCTAACGGAAGGAAGTCCTTCATCTCATAGAATTTATATGTGATGTTTTTCCCTGACCTCGTCGCTGCATCCACCTTCCCTGTTGGCGCCTTGATCCTTGCGGAAATTGTCTTCTTCGCTTCTGCGAATCTCAATTTGAAACTTTTTACCTTTTCTTCCATTCTTCAATTCCTCCTTTAGAATCCTTCAATTAGGTCTTTAACAATTGCCATGTCGAATTCGTCCATTTCTGTCGAGACGATTCGATTCCATTTGTTGAATTTCTTTCCGTAGCAAGCCGGACATAAGTATTCGCCTGCTACCTTTTCGCAATCCAGAGAATCAAACCTTTCGCTGCATACAGCGCAGGTGACACCATCTTCTGGGTCAAATCTGTGTTTTCCAATTGTGATATAGTTCATTCTTCAATTCGTGACTGACATGATGGAACGCACGACTCTAATTCTTTCTATGAGCCTGAGATTTTTAGAAGTTTACAGATTATATACGTACGGAGATTCTTTTTATTATGACAAATGCAAAGTCATGCGCTCCGTAATGCCAGCCACGTTCCTCCTTCCTATAATTCGTAGTTAATTAAGATTTGCCGCAAGGCTCCAAACCATGAATAGCCTTCAATGTTGACTTCAATTGTCTGGCCGTTTTCCATGATGATCATTGCGACCGTTCCGCGCTTGATAAGCATGATGTCTTTTATCGGTTCCTTGGTTTTCGCTAACAGCCACCCTACACCATGCAGGAAGTCTCTTAATGCTTCCTCTCTTTCCGCTTGGGAAAGGTTCTTTGCTTCGATTTCATTCATGGAGCAACACCATTCCTGTGATTAAACAAACCGCAGCGCATACGATGGAGAACCAGGATTCCCCAACTCCTGCAGCCAATACGATCAATGCGATTCCGATTTTCTTCATTCTTCAATTTCCTCCTGTTTTGTCATTTCATAGAAGACATTTTTCCAACACAATGTATTTGGTAATTTGAGCATTCCTCTTCGGTCGGATTCCTCGCGGACCTGTCGTTTGATTTCGTTTGCATCCGCCGGATTCACTCCCAGAAGCTCTTGAATGTCTTCTCTCGTTAATGTGAGTTTTTTCATTCTTCAATGCTCCTTTATTACATTTTTGTAATATCGCTTTTAAAAAAATTAGAGCTGCGGGTCTACATCGTCAAGGCTGACGTTGTAGAACCGGCAGAGCCTTACGAATTCATCAAGGCTCCATTTCCGCTTTCCGTTCTCCTTTAAGGAAAGAACGCTTTCGTTCATTCCGAGCTGTGTGGCGACCTGACGTTTGGTCAGTCCTTTTTCGAATCTGATTTCCTTTAACTTCTTTTTCATTTTTCCTCCCTATGCGTAGGCTTCTCGCACCCACGCTTCAATGCTTTTATATTGGCCAGCCGGAAGCTGTTTATTCTGTGGCCCATAGGCTTGCTTTAATTTCCCATTTTTGACCTCTATCGCTCCGACCGTTTTATTTTTATTATCCCTCATATAGAAGAGATCCGTTTCTCCGAGTGAGTAACTACGGAGGTAAGTTCCGATACAGTTTTTAAGCGTTTTGCCGCATTCTATAATCTCATCCGAATTTCTAAACGCAACAATGGAGAATCCCTTGCAGGCGGCCTGCTTTTGGCTGATATCCTGGTATCTTGCGTTTATCCGCTCGTTACATTCCGCCGTTTCCTTGGCTGCCAGAATCTTTGATAATTCGTGGTGCCGTTTTGGGAATTCCTTCGGCTTTTCAAGTTTCATATCTAACTTCCGCAGGATTTTTACGTGGTCCATCCAAGTATAGAAATCTATCTTGTTGTCTTCCAGATAAGTTAAATAGAATTTATTCAACTTCGTGGTCTTGGCAAATGATAGCATCCAATATGTCATGTCTTCCTTGCTTATATGGTACTTGTGCCGCATGATGTCATCGTCATAGTCTAAATTGAAGATGACCATGTTTCTGACTTGGAAGGCATTGTATAAGTGATCCTTCAATAGTTTGACTTGATTTGGCTTGACGATTTGTCGCAAGCCTTCCAGCGATTCGGAATAGTATTGCTTACGTGGTTTCTTCGGAACAGGGTTAAACTGCCAATAATTCCGAATATTCCAAGGATAGGAACTTGCTTTTGACACTCTCCACGGATTGTCTCTCTCTTCCGTCCTTGCTGTTATGTTATACATGAATGAGTGAAGCGACCGTATCGCCCAGCTCGTTCCGTTCGGCATGATGTGAAGGCAGTGATAATAGTCCGCGATTTTTATACCATCGTCAAAATCCCAAGTGTAGCGAAGCCATACAGCGTCAATGTCATCAACGAAGGAGAGCAGCTTGTCGTCTATCGGCTTATAACTCGTTTTTTTGACCGAGAAGCAATACGGGCAGACACCGCAGGATCTAATCCGCTTCAATTCCTTGAAGGTGATTATTTTCTGTGTATTGCAACAAGGGCAGAAGATTTCGTATTTGTCGGCATCCAGCTTTCTATACTTGATAGGATGATGCTGGAGGTCGCTCATGGCGATATTCCAGAGTTTGAAGTGTGGCACCTCAATTGGTTTAACCTCTACAAATCCCATAGACTCAACTGGCCTTCTTTCTCACGTTTTGCCTTCTCCTCGGCTTCTGCTTTGGCTCTGGCTTCCGCTTCTCTCTCGGCTTTCTTCTTCGCCTGCTCGGCATCGAATTCGGCTTTTTCGGCTTCTCGTCTCTCTCGGAGTTCGTCAGCTTTCTTTTCTTCATCGCTTGCCAATTCTTCGTAGTTCAGAATCCAATTCTTGATCGTCTCGTCGTCGATACAGGCCGCATTGCTTCTTCCGGCTTCCTCTTTGGCCTTCTTATAAATCAAGGCTTCCAAGTCTTTGATGGAGGTTTGGATGTTATGATCCATTTTTACTTTTTCAATGAATTCCAGCAGCGTCATGCTTCTTCCTCCTCAAAGACGATTTCGTGAATTTTGTCGGTGTTATAGATGTGGTAGAATCTCGCATCTCCGTTCTCTCTGTATGCGATATTCATATACTTCTCTGATGGAATGCAGACAATGAATGAAGCATCCGGCAGCCATGTGTGGCGCGGAAGGCTTCCCTTCTCTTCTAAAGCCACCATGACTTCTCCTCTTTTCTCAAAGCTAAACATTTCGAATGTTTTGAATGGAATGTCTTTGCTGTTTCCGTATGTGTCGAAGAATTTGATCATGCGGTCTGGACCGTCGAAACCTTCTTCGATTTGGATGCTTTCAACACCTTCGATTTCGATGTTGTCTGTTAAAGTTCTAATAATTCCGTTCATTCTTCAATTTCCTCCTGCAGCTTATTCGCTGCCATATACCACCAATGCTTCGGTGATATGTGGCAAGGAATAAATCCTCGCGCTATTACATTTCTTTCCAAACTCTCTGTTCTGCTTCGTGAGTGGCTTCGCGGAGTTTTTCCGCCAGAGCGTCTCTGTCTTCCTCTTCGATTTCTTCAAGGTAGATGAACGCGAGTTGCAAGGCTCCGAAGGCCTGCTTGTACTCGTCATTGATTCTTTCCAGCGCCCATGTCCTGCTCCACTGTTTGTCGTGGTCTGTGATTTTCTTTGCCCATTCAATGGATCCGTTCATGTCTTCAATGCAGCAATTAACGTATGCCGTTGTCTCTTTTAATGCTCTTGTCATTCTTCAATTCCTCCTTATTATCTTGCTGGAACTTCAAGGCCAGAGTTCTGAATCTTTTCGATCAATGTGGCTGTAGTGTATCTTCTGTTTGTGATTTTGATTCCTGCCATCTTGCAGAACTCGACCAGGCGAGCGTTGTATTTCAAACCTTCGTTCTTCTTGGCGATGGCTTCTTCTAATTCAGCTTTTGCGATTCTGCCGGAAGCGTAGTCGCTGACTTTGCTGAATAATGCGAAGTTTTCCATGTCTTCTTTTGTAAGACTGAATTCTGCCATGACTTCCTCGATAGGTCTTTTTTCTTCGGCTTCGTTGATCTCGACTGTGCAGGACTTCGGGCACCAGAATTTGATGTATCCGTAATCTGTGTCAGCCATGATCTTGTAGGCTTTTTCAGTCTCGCTAATAACTTCGTATTCGTAGCATGTAGCGAGTGCCGCTTGTTCCTGTGTGTTGAAATTCTTTCTGATAAACCAATCTTTAACTTCTAACATTCTTCAATCTCCTTTGATGTATCTCTCCCTCTCTTCTCTTATATATTACCACAAATATTACATTATTGCAATATATTATTACAAAAATAGTTATATTTTATTCGGATTATTTCATATTTGCAATATTGCAATACTTTTGATATTATGATATTGGGAGGAAGCACCATGGATTATTCAGTTATTGACAGAGTTGCAGGAAACAGAATTCGACTTGGTAGATTATCTTTGAGCCTTACGCAGGGAGAAGTTGCGGAGAAATTGGGAATAGCGCAACCGACATATTCATGCTATGAAAAGGGAACACGATCCATTCCGCTGGATGTATTCGACAAGGTTTGTCGGTTGCTGAATCTGGACGCACACGCTATCATGCAGGAAGCTGCGGATGCATACGCAAAAACATTTGAGAAATAAAAAAAGGAGGTCGGCGAACCGACCAAATTGAAGAATGATGTGAATTGAATGCAGTACAACAGGAGCATCCTTTTCACATATTCATTATAACATAAGGAGTTAAAATGAGTATTAAAAAAATCGTTGTGAACGGTGAGCCTTGTTGGTCTTACGATGTGATGATCAACGGCCACCGCTTACGGAAGGCTTCGAAAAAATGGAGCCGTAAACAGGCAGCCGAAGAAGAACGGCTTGCCATTCTGAACTATGGCCATAGCGAAAAAATAACCTTCGGCGAATTGGCACAGATTTACTTCACACACAAGAAAGCGGAAATAAAGGAATCATCTTATCGCCGGTTGTTTAATTCCTGCAAAAACCACATTCTTCCGTACTTCTCGGAAATGGTCGTCAATGATCTGACGAATAAAGACATTGAGCGATGGCAAAACGAGCTTCTTGGGAAGACCTTCAAAGGAAAGTTATATTCTAATAACACCATAGCCGACACACAAACCTTGCTCCGCTCCATTCTTGAATGGGGATACATCTACAACTATACAGCTCGGAATCCATTCAAGTCGAAGAACGTTCATAGGAAGACAGAATTCAAAAAAGAGATAGTCTGCTGGAGTAAGGATCAATTCGACGAGTTCATCCAGAACGTAGACGATCCGCTTTATAATGCGGTGTTCCGTTTGCTATTCTGCGGAGGTTTAAGAAAAGGCGAAATGATGGCGCTTAATATCGAAGACTATGACGGTCACGGAGTGAACATCTCCAAGACATACGACGAGCACAATCACGTCACCACACCTCCGAAGACTTCCAATTCTTATAGGTACGTATCATTGAACAAAGCGACCTGCTCCGCCATTGATCAATTGATAAAATCCTACCCAAAGACAAAGGACTTTGGAAAACAACCTCTCTTCGGATTCTATCGCCGTTTGTCTTCGACATCTCTGGACCGAGCGCGTGACAAGTATCTTGCCCTCACGGATCTTCCATACATTACCATTCACGGCTTCCGGCATTCCTGCTGTTCTCATCTTTTGCAACAAGGATACCGAGCCAAGGAGGTTTCCGATTATCTTGGCAACACGGAAGAAATGGTGACCAGGACTTATAGCCATCTAATACAAAACCGAAAAGCCGAGATGGCTGCGACATTCGAATAAAAAAAAGACTCTGGGATGCACTTCTTAACCAGAGTCTTTTTCGCCTTTCGGCATTACGTCAGCACAATTATTTTAGCATTTTGCCAATAATTTGCCAATATTCCTTTTTGATGTGTTCCGAAAATGGACCGAAACCACGGAATAAAGATAAAAAAAGAAGCCTTTCGGCTTCAATGGATTCGTATGGTGGGGATGGCGGGATTTTAAAAAAACCTAAAATATGCGGTTTTATTCGTGTTTTTTCTCCTTTTTCTGCCCTTTTTATGACTGTTTTCACCTCAATTTTATAAGAATTGCCAATATTTTGCCAATATTTTTGCAATAAAAAAGAGGGCGGAATTTCACCGCCCAAAGGAAAGGATCAAACAATGAATCTCGCTATTTCGAATTTCTGTATTTGTCCACCTCGTCATACAATGCCTGCATATCGACAACGTGGTTTCCTGTTAATTCGTGCAGCATCATTTTTTGAAGCATCTGCAAGGATAAATCCGTCTGCTTCTGTATTCTGTCAATTTGCTTTTGCAGGTCAACAATTGGTGCGTTGACCTTCTTCGAAATGAAGTCGTACCCTGACCAGAGTGCGACAATAAACGCAATGGCCACACCAATCTGGCCAAGAGTAATCTGTTCCATTTTTATTCCTCTTCCGTGATAACTTCGGATTTTTCTTTTTCGTATTCTTTTTTACTTTGTCCGATGCACATTGCAATAAATAAGCCGACGGCACCGATGGTCGCTCCGATCTGGGTGCCATACGGCAGACTCCAAACGGATGCGATGGTTCCCCAGAGCATCTCTAAAGCCGGAATCACGTGCAATGCCACGAATTTTACAGCGTCATATGTTTCATTACTCCATTTAAACATTTTCATTTCTCCTTTAACTTACTATATTAATAATCCTGATGTTGTCGCCTTCTGATAAATAGTCTTCATAGTTGGTTTTCTCCGCCCATGCTCCATTTTCTTTCACGTACATTCTCCGTTTAACCCATGTTCCAGCTGACCTTTGATACAAAGCCTTTTCACCGCTGGAGCCAATAACCACCGCAATTGTTGTGTCTGCCGATACCGTGAAAGTATAGGTGTAATGGTCAAGACCGCTTCCTGTGGAATATGTAACCACAAAGGAAATGCCAAGAACCAGGCCTCCATAATAGCCGACCGTGTGACGCAATACAACGTTATCGAGCTGCGACCTCGTCGGAAGCGTTGTGGCTTCCAAAGTAATCATTGTGCTGCTTGTGGAAGGAAAATTCACCTCTTCGCTTATCGCCGTGCTTCCATTGAAGATTTGGCAGGAAGAAATGTGCGAAGAGTCTATTGTGGCACTCTCTCTGTGGCCGTAAGCCTTCGCCTCTATCGCTTCAATGGTTGCATTTGAAGGAATCGCCGAGAAGTTGAAGGAATACTCCGCAAAGCCTTCGTCCGATGCGTACATATTCGATGTGGAAGAATACGGCTCTTCCGCGGTGTATCCGATGCAATAGGAAGCATAGGAAGAACCGCTTTGGATTCCGCTTGTCTCAACATTGTTCGCCGTGAATGTGCTTGTAGAACCGGCACCATGGGCCACCAATTGAGAGGTGATGTCGCTTCCGTCTCTGGTGGCCGTGACATGCTCCGCTTTGTTGGTTGGAGTGATAACAAGTTCTATTTCATCGCCGTCATAGTAGGTATTGATCCCAGATGGTGAAATAGATCCGTTACCGCTCAACGATGTCGTGATGGTCCGCGGTGTTGGGATGGTATAATCAACCTCAATTTCTGCACCATAGATGTAGAAGTATGCGGTAGTGTTCCTTGACGCTCTCCGACAATTTATTCGGATTCCAAAGTTATTCCCCATCTCTACCAAATCTTCCCAGGAAGCCGAACAATCAAATTCCCTTGTTGCTACAGAAGTAGTGAGAGCCGCAGCGGAGCCAACAGAAGCGGATGTGCCGTTGTACAAGTACATATTCTGGTTATAACCGCCAGACTCATACCCTTTGAGCTTCACCGTGAAACTATTGATTATTGCGTGGCTTGGTACCGCATCGAAATTAAAACCACGAAGGTAAATGTAATAAGATGTCGTCGAAGACCGTGTGTTCTGAATGGTGGCATGGCTTGTGTTGTCGGTGTTGTGATACATATTTGAAGCATTGGATACCTGCAAATATGTGGTAGAGGTCGAATAGTATGTACTTGGGATTAATCTAACGATAGGCATTAGTTTGTCCTCAAGTAGATGTCGCCGTTCACACCAAGAGAGGAAGACGGCTCCCCTGCACCAACATACACGGTTTTAACTTCCAAATTGCCGAAAACAAGGCCATCCGGCCCATATCCAGACACACCAACCAAAAGGTCGTCGGCCGTCATCGTTGCGTCACTAATCAAATGGAATTCATTGAAGTTGCCGTTTCCATCGGAATGGCGAACGGAAGGAACGTCTTCATATGTTGCTCCCTGAATTTTAACTTTTGCCGTTGCCATAAGGCCACCTCCTATTCAATTGTTAATACTTTTGTCGTCGGGTCCTGCGATACAACGACAGAATCCATGGTGCCTGTCAGGATGTTCCCGTTCACCGCTGCTTTTTTCCCTCTGGAAATGTTTGCGGCGGCAGCTGCGTCAGAAGATGCAATTTCCGTGTCGATTACTGTTGATTTGCCACTGATCGAGAGGAGCGTGACACCAGCCTTGATATTGCCGCTTACGAGCTTTGCCTTTTCCGCTTCTGAAAGCTGGACCGTACCGCTGCCAGAGTGGTGACCTTCCGCAATTGTGACGACCTGCGTCTTGGAAGAAATGGTGGAAGTGACCGTTCCATTTTCTGTCATTGTGCCGACCTGCTCGCCGTTTTCACCGAAGAACGTTTTGCCGGCTTTTACATCCTCTGGACTTGTTCCGCTTGCTTCTGTCGTGTCATAAAACAGAGCATAACCGCTCCCCGAAGCGTATGGTGCTCGCATAATCGGAACGTCGTTATAGGTCACATCTCGAATCTTTACATTTTTCGCCATTTTTAATCTCCTTAATTAATCGTAATAATTCCGCCTGTTTCGTAAGTAATTCTGCCGTAATTCTGCGGAATTGGAGCAATTACGACTTCAGACAGCCCTGTGAATCCAGAGTCTGCGTGTATGGTTTGAGTCTGTTCTGTCGGAACGATTTCTTTCTTCTGCATCTTCCCCGATACAGCGATTTTCTGCACGTTGAAGATCAATTCATATTGCGGAGCATGGAAGGTGACGGAGAGCTGCGGTGCTTTTCCGTCAAGATTCATTTTTCCTGCGTTGTAATTAATAATCATACTTTGTCCGTTACGATGAATTTTGCTTTCTCGACGATGCAATCACGGAAGGCACCATCTTCATACCAATCCATATGGTAAAAATAATGGCCTAAAGGAAGAAGTTCCGATTCTGTTTCCGACAAGATGAAGTTAAAAGTGTTGTCCTGAATCTCGTTATAAATCTTCTCCAAGACAACCTCGTCATTTTTCTTTATGACGATTTTCACGGAGTCGGTAGAATCAAACTCCGCTCCGTTGATCGTAATTGGCAGAGCCACGTTATAGTCATGCTCTGTCATATAAATGTCATTGTTATTTACTTTGAACATATCATTCTCCTTCCAAGACCTCAAAGCAGGTGTTGTCGTACTGGCACCAACCTTCAATACCTTGGTAATTGACTCGGTAATATTGCCATCCGTCGCTCATTTTAGGAGAGATGCCTGTCACCACCGCTTCGGAATTCAATGCCGGTATTACTCCGACCCTCGCCGACTTTGTGGTCGGCTCCTTCCGTATGCTCTGCGATGTGAATGTGTGAATGTGTAGTTTCATGTCTTTCGCTCCCCTTTCGTAATTAACGGACTCGCAATGCCTTAATTCTGCCCCTTTAGTGCTTTTAACTTTGCTGAATGAATCGTTGATGAAGAAGACAGCAAGCGGATTCAGTTCGTTTTCCATAGTCCAATAATAGTAACGTGAAGAATGGAAAATGTAATAACCAAGAGACCTGTTTCTGATTTTTGTTGTTTGAATGCCTTCCGCAACTTCAAGGTGAATGTGGTTGCCTGTGGCATTTCCGTTGGTGCCTTCTTCATACATAGGCATTCCGTCTGCGTAGATTCTGCCGACCATGGTTTTGGCATACTTTCTATTAGAATGCGTTAAAGCAATGGTGACATATCTGTCATGTCCGTCCGCACAATGCACTTTGGTATAGTTGCCGTTTTGGTCTACGGCGGTAAAGAAGTTGGTGCCTGCCGTTCCCCATGAACCAATGCACTTCCAACGGCCTTGAGAGAACCAATAGTCTATTCCACTATCGGAGCCTGCAAGGTCAATTGCTTTGTTTTTGTGGCTTAAAGAGCCGCCTGGTAATTGGGTGATGTTGATGACTTTCATACCTAAACATAAGTTATACATATAGCCACCTCTTAATTGCACGGATAAACGGCAAAGCCAGCATGGTTGACCGTTGCTTCTGCGGTGGCGACGTGAATGTCTCCGTTTGTAGAAATCCAACATTGAGCGATGCCGTTTCCGAGTCTTCGGAGATATGGTTGCACGTTGTAAGCTGGCCTATATCCAGAAGGTAGCGTAGCGACAACAATGGCACTCGTTGTGTTTGGAATAAGATTCTCAAACGAAACATAAGCGAAGCCATTTTTCCATTCGTACGTTATCGTGCCTGTTGCTCCGTTTTTGGTTGCTAAATTAAGCAAGCCAGAATCTCCAACGGTATGGTGCCACGCTGACCACGTCCATGTTGTCGTGTTGTTCATCGTGCCAGAACGATAGTATTTATCGCCGACGTATGTTGTTATCTCTTGAATACGATATGCCCATCCAGATGTTTTAAAATCTCCTGTCGGGTCAAATACTCGCAAAGTAAAAGCGGATGATGTCGGGCAGTTTGTCAAAGTCGCCGCTTTTGCGTTTGATTTGCACATATAATACCCGACATGATAGAAGTTATTTAAATTATCGCCGTTTACAAAACTATCATCGGAGTTTGCGTTACTTGTGTAATATCCGCTTTGGATCAAAAACGGAACGAGGTTAAAGCTTCTGTTGTCGTGGGTTGTGTCAGATATATAATTCAAATTCATGACATCAATCACCGTGGCTTTTGCCGTGATATAAGACCTGTCGTCTTGCTGGCCGCTTATTCTTGTATTGTCATAACCGATATCAAGCCGTGTTTTTTCTGCCCAATTGTTTGCGTCAATATCATACTGAATGATAGATGTCTGGTCTGCGTGGTCATCTGCGGATTGTCTGATTTGGCTTCCGAGGTATCTCTGTGAGTTAATCACTCCCCACACGTCCAACATAGATAAGTTATATTCTTGCGTTGATGTTGCATTCGCCGACAATGTCAAAGAACCTGTCAATAAATTATCTTGATAGTTTGCAATATATACGTTATTTTTTTCTGTACTCCCATATGAAGAAGTCATTTCAATAACATTTGCAAGCTCGTCACTATGATTTGCAGAATCGTAGTTTCTTAATCTAAAGCGGTTAGAATATTGCCCGTTCCAATTCGCCACCATATGCATGTCATTGGTTTTGTTAAAGAACGTTTTGTCCCAATTCTCAAAGCTGATTTCGGAACCTGTATTCGTGCCTTCCTTACGCATAATCATTCTGTTGTATTCTGCGTATTGGCCGTCTGTGTTTTTAACTTCGAAAGTTTCTTGCGGCTGAAATCTAACATAACCGCTTCCGTCAAAACTGATTCCGACATCTTCGCCGTTCATCTGGTATTCGTCTGCAATAATATATTTATTGTCAATATCGCCGAAAACGATACGTGAGCCGTAGATTTCTAAAGCCTTCAAAGTGATGGTGGCCAAGGAGTTTAAGACAGCGTTCCCTTCTGCGTCAAATCCTGCATTCCATGTCTGGCCGTAGTCTGTGGATACCATGATTCCGCCAGCAGACATATAATACTGAACATCCGAGTCCGCCAAGGTTGCATGGTTATGAAGATAAACCTTGTATCCGCCGTCTGCCGTAGGAACCAAAGTTCTGTGAAGGCCTAAACCATTAATAATCAAAGAAGCGATTTCGTTCATTTGGCCACTCACGACAGAGGTGGCCTTTTCGGCTTCGTCTCTTGCCGTTTGCACTGTGCTTTGAATGATAGAAGCCAAGGATGACTTCACGCTTCCAAGGATTAAAGAGTCATACCTCTGCGTGTTTAAATTCCAAACGGTTTTGATCACGCGAGCCGTGGCGGTCATGCCCATCTCGGAGACATCCGCGTGGACCGTATCACCTAACGAGACTCTTTCCAATGGAGCGACTTCCTTGTACTCGTCTGTTTGCCAAAGCGGAACGAATTCAATGGAAGCCGTGAGTTTTGGACTTTCGATGTCGTTGTTGGTTGCGTAATTCTGGGCATAGGTCGTCAAGTCGGCAGCCGTTGGGATGTTGTCTATCGAATAGTCGTTGGAAGCATCCAAAATTAAAACCTTTGGATAGGTTGCCGTGATTTTGTGATAAACGTTGCCATAGACCACATTATTGTCGATGTTTACGAAAGCCATCACGGAAGTATAGACCGCGGAAGAATCCAGCTCCATTTTGCATCCTGTGAGGTTCTTTCTGTAGGCAATTCTAACACCTCTGTCGGCTCCTCGTCTTGCAAGCATCTCCACCGTTAAATTGTTCCAATTATACTCACCTCTAAAGACGTCAAGGAAACTTCCTTGGTATCCGCCGAGGATTTGTCTAAAGGCTCTTGGTTGTGTCAATTGGAAGACGGAAGAAGAATTCGCTATATCCGTGGTGATGGTGAAAGGTGTTGCCGTCATCACGTTTGAAAGAATCCCAGCGACCGCCGCCGCGGAGCCTGTGGCTTCGAATGGCTGAACGATGGTCTTTGTTAGGTCATAGGTAATGTGGCGACATTTCACCGTGACGACCTTGTTTAAAGGTTTGCTGATGTAATAAATGCGGAAAATCTGCTCGCCTTTTTCGGTTGGTAAAGCAACAAGCCCTTCCACGTGCAACTGATCAAAATATTTTTCGGTCATTAGGCACGTGAATTCCGCTTCGTAGATTCCGTTTAATTCTTCGGTGTCGGTTCCGCTTATAATCTCAAGTTTGCCAAGGCCGTTGTCATTTAGAGAAATCTGTGAAAGGTCTTTTGTATCATCTAAAATCTTAATCATAACATCCACCACCTTGGTTTTATTCTTACCGCTGAAAAGCCTGTGAATGTGCCAGCGTTATTTCCGGCCGTTAAAACAGGGAAGCCGTTAGTCATAGTTAAGTAAGGGTTCCGATTTATTGGC